TAGCATTATAATCACCTTTTAATGTAACACCACCAGTTACGGTAACTGGAGTTGATGTATCTAATGTACAAGAAGCGTCTAATGAACCCATTAGTTTTCACCCCTATGCCAGATTCTAACAGTTCCTTGATTACTGCTTGATGTGGCTTTTATTCTAACCACAACTCTGGTATAAGGGTTGCTTAAAGTTTCAACTGCTGGGGCTGCACCTGCTGTTTGAGCAGTAGTTGTTTTTATTTGAACCCAACCATTATCATAGTCAGTATCTGCTGTTCCAGTTAGTGCTGTTACTGGATTACTATTCAGATTTCCCCAAATATCATAATCTATGCTGTTTGAACCATGTGTATTAAAAATCGAAAATATTGATTCTCTTATTCCTCTTGTATCGATATCTAATACAATTGCAAAAGAATCGGTTGAAGTAACATCTATATTTTTACTATAACTACCAATTAAAGATCCATTACTGGCATCTACCCTTTCTCTAGTATAATCTGCCTGAGCCATACTCATATAAAGGTATTTTAATATATAAGGTTTGTGACTAGTATATAATAATTCTTAAAAATAAAAAAGGTTAGTAACCTGTTACACGAACACGAATAGTCATACTATTCACTGCGGTGTCAGCGTTATCTAATTCTTCAAATGCTACAACTGTTGCTGTAGAACTTGTTGGTGTATGACCATAAGCTTTAAATTTTCCTGTGGCTGCTGCTCCAGCTGCTGCTGGTGCGTATTGCAATAGTAGTCCTTTGTTGCTATGAAGCACTTCTGCCCCTATAACTACATCGATTCTACCGCCCAAAGAAAGGTCAACTGTATTACCGTTTGTTGCGTAATTATCTGATCCACCATATGTAACATCTACAATGGTTGATTTCAATTTTGAAGTCAATTCGCTTTGTACGGCTAGAGTTTTTCCTGTTAGACTCTTATGGTCTGAATTCTGTGCGACTGTGATTGCCATATATAAATGTAGTATTAATGGTATATAAAGTATAGTGTCCCCTTGAGGGTAATTAAATAAAAAAATACCTAAACTCGAAAGTTTTCGGTGTATGTCTAGAGTTTAATATCTCTAATTTTACCTTGAGCGATGAAACTTCTACAAACGGTTTCACCCATAGTTCTGAATACACCTTTCTCAACGAATGCATTGTTGATGAATGGGTAACCTGGACTTCTACGGGTTGCTTCGTAATACTCAGTTGGAATTGATACCATGATACCTAATCTTGGGTAACCATATCCTTCTGCATCAGATGTATCTAATGCAAATAGTCTTCCTACCTCGTCTGAATCACTAGCATTGCTTGGTGAATCTTTGGTTGGAATGAATGGAACTCCATAGACAGAGTCTACATGAATACCTACACCTGTTCCTTTGAATGTCTGAATACCGTTTACATCTACTTGAACTAATGCTTCACCGTATGGATTTGCAATACGGACTGAAGGCATGTACAAGCCTTGTATTTCGGAATAGACTTCATGGGAACCTAGGAATACATTTGGATCTTTACCAGCTTTCTTACGGATATTTCTGAGGAATACTCTTAATACATCATCAGTCATAATACCATTGGTACCTAAGGTTCCAGATGGTGAACTAACTGTTGAATCGTATGTTGATGAGCTATCTCTATCGATAACTGCACCAGAGCTTCCCTTCCAAGGATCATAGTTATCTGTACTATTTGAACCTTGTAAGTTGCCTTCTGCTTGACTTGAAACAATTCTGTCTAATGTCTCCCAATTAAGTGAGCCAGTATGAACTGCACAAGCTGCTGCTGCTCCGGCTTCTACATCAGAAAGTAACATTCTGTTTAGCAATTCTTTGTGCTGAACTGCCATGAATAGTCTAAGTGAACCTAGACCACCCCAAATGTCGTCTTTACTGTGTGTTGCCAACCATTCCATTACTTCTGAAGCACTGAAAGGTAGTTGAGCAGTTTTTGGTCTTACATCAATTTCTGCAAGTGTTGGTTTGATTGTGTCTGCGATGAGTCCTCCTTCTGCAGTACCACCTAATGCGGTGTTATTACAGGTTCCTGCATCGGCAAGTGTGTCTGCCTTGGCAGTGATAACCCTCCATCCACTCTTATCCCACGGATACTTTGGTAAGATACCGAAGGCATTGGCTTCAAGGTTTAATTGAGCCCAGGCATATGCACCAAAAATGGCGTTGAATGTACCTGTAGTGGAAGTAGTGATAGGAGCATCTGCTTTCCTAAGTGTGTTTCGGTTATAACCATAATAAAGTGCTTCTAGTTCATCAATAGTTTGAATTTTTACCATTGTGATACCTCACTTTCATCTGGTGCACCGAAGTCTCCTTTGAGAATACGTTTACCGACTACACTTAAACTTTCATAACCTTCTGCTCGTGCGGCTTTTAACACCTCACTAGTTTGTCTACCAGTAGATTTCTCTACGGTTTCCAAAGCTGCACCTGGTCTTGGAGTTTCAGTGGTGAATACTTGTTCTTCCTGAGTATAGCTTTTCTCTTGCATGCTTAGATTGTTTGTATCAGTTTCGGTTTTATTTTCCTCATCTGATTCTTTCAAACTTGCTTGCTGAGAATTACTTTGGTAAGTATCTGGGACTTTGGTTTTAGCACCAATATCATCTTCTGCTGATACTTTTGGTTTCAACGGAAGATCAGTTGGTTCTTCTAGAGCTTTTAGTCTAGATTCCATACCATCTACTTTAGTACCGACATTTATGATCTCAGATTTGAGTCCATTAATATCGAAGCCTTTGATTGTCTCTGTCAGAGCAATTAAAGAAGCGTCAAAACTAGATTTCTCTAATTTTTCTTCTTCTTCTTCATCGTCTCGTATTTTCTCGTCAGTCATGTTATATTTATATAAACATTTCTAGGTATATAAAGATATCTTTATATAGTCAAAGTTTAAGTTTTAAATTCAAAGTATCTAATATAATTGTTGCTTTTGATAATCCTTTAGGAGTCTCTTGTTCTTTGGCTGCTTCTTTATCTTCATCTTCTCTATTTCTTGAATTATTACCTGTGTCTTCTCCACCTGCATAGTCTTCTTCTATTACTACTCTTGGATTGTCTTTAGCTCCTGTATCTTGTTGTGAATTATCATAGGAGGCTCCCGCCCTAACACCACCTGAACCATGGCCTTGGTCATTTATATTGGTTGATTTATGTGATTGTGCCTCTCCTTGAAATTGATTCAATCCATGATTATATTTTTTATCATTCATTTCACTTTCATGTGGTCCGTCTTCACTATTATTATGAGTCTGTGATCCAACAACACTTGATGGTGGAACGTCACCCAATACCATTGCACGGTGTTCATCTGTAGAGGCAAATGTGCCAGGTTTTTGTATGGATTCACCAGGACACCATCCTGCTGGGTTAATTTTATTATATTCCGGACTAGTTTCTGATTTATTCTCAAAAGATTCAGCTGGGGGATCATTATCAAGTCTAAATTTATCTTTAATACCATCCTCTGCATTATTAGCAGCCAATTGAGGATCACCTGCGTTTTTATGTGATTCTCTATCAACATTAATCTGTGAACAATATCCCGATCTTGCTGTTATTCGTGGTTCATTTAATTTACCTTGTTGTGGATCGTTCCACCTTTCTCCTAATTCTTTTAAATGTGTAGGGTTCTTTGGATCAAATTTAACTCCTTCTGGTTTTCCACTATAAACATTACCTGATTCCTTCTTTACTCCTTCTGCACCATCTGCATTGGTTGGTCTATTAACATGTTTAGGCTGATTAACATCATGAATTGATGTTGATTCGTTATAATCACATGTTTCTCCGGGCTCTCTACCAGCAAAACCACCTCTACCAGGTTCAGTATAAGTACGTGCATCAGTATTAGTTTTACATATAGGTGGATCTGGATCATACGGATCTTCACGTTGTTCAGAATCAATTTCTAATTGTAATTTTCTTTGTTTAGGTGTTAAACCTGGATATTTTAGTTTTTTTACTGTATCTTCTCCGGTTGCGGCTGTCTTATAATCAGGACCGTGATCATTTCCGTTAAAGTCCTCTGAATTAAACATATCAGTATGTGATGCTTTTGGAAACTGTTTACTGTTATGTGCGTGTGTTTCATTTTCTCCCACATTGTTTGTATAATTATCAAAACTAACTGAATCTGGTTTGTTTGTATGTATATGTCTTCTTAGTGTTCTACTCTGTGCATCAGATAATGGTTTATGTGAATGTACATTAAGGTCTGTCTTTTCTCCTATGTTTGAATGTACAACTCTTGCTGTTCCTGTATTATGTAAATAACTATTTAATCCTTTATGACCTAAACCAGTTACAGTTTCTTCATGACCAGTTGTTAATTCATTTGTTATTCTACCATCTGAGGTTACAAAATGTCTACCAGTTATATTGTTACTTGTTCCTGTATGAGCATGTAATTTATCATCCTTTGTTAAATCGTTTAATATTGCCTGTACTTCATCAAATGAATATTTTCTATCTTTGTCATTTCTGTTTAGAAACGCCTTAAATAATTCTTTTTGTTTCTTTAGTTTTTTTTTAGGATCTTCATATTCTCTAACTACTTCATCAGTGTTATAACATGTAGCTTTCTCTTTTTTTCCCCTCTTTCCTCCCTGTCGTTTTCTATTAGAATCTGCTAATGGATTATTTTTGGTTCCACCACCATAGTTGGTACTGGTGACGGATCCACTTGTTTCTTGACCTTTATCATCTAATATTTTCTCATATTTTATTTCTGATAGATCACGTAATCTTTCATACCTATTAGCGGTTCTTGATGAGATTCCCCTAGTACGTGGCTTTCTTGTCATTCTTGCACCCATTGCTTGTCTTCCAAATTTTTGTGAGTTGTCCAAGTCATTTTGCGGTTGTCTAGTTTTTGGTATTGTCTCTATCCATCTGTTTGTTAAAGCATCTTTTTCTAAACCTTGTGTTTTTAATAGGAAATCCTCCCTTAATAAATCTAAATTCAATGATGTTAATTTCCTTGCATAATCTGCTGATAACTCATCATGATATCCACGTTCAGTTACCACTGGATGTTTTACTTTATTATCACCAGATATATGTGCTGCTTGTTGTTCCTCTCTAAATGCATTTTTTTCTGGATGTGTTTTACTAGGGGCACCCTTATCACCAAGATCTTCTAAATTACCATCCCTACTTTCATGCTCTATATCAGATGCATATTTAAACTCCTTATTTGGGTTTTTTAAAAATTTTTTACCATCACCGGATACTTGTGCCTCATTCATTATATCGTTAACATTTGTTGTTTTTTTATTATTTGGTCTACTTCTATTTGGATCATTATATATTATATCGGATTTTATCTTGAATAATATATTTAATATATCTAATGATTTAGTAAAATTATTAATATATCTTTCAGTTGGTATTGTTATCTTACCCATTCCTCCTGGTTTTCTTGCAGGTTTATTCGTACTATCTATTGTGGTTAAACCTGTTTCCTTATCATGTGTTATGGTTGGACTCCATTTTATGTTTTTACCTCCAACTTTTGGCTTTTTTCTATCGTTTTCCAATCTTGCTTGTCTTGCATTTATCTGTTCTTGTGTTAGATTTGTGGTATCTGATACTGAACCCATTGGTGTTACTATAGTACTGTATCTTCCTGGTTTATCTTTTACACCTTCCTTCTTTGGTTTTTTAGATAATATTTTTGGTATTTTATTACCATATTTATCTGTCTTATCTCCCTGTTCATTTGTTTCAGTAAATTTAGAACCACCTGGATTTTCATAATCTTTTAATGGTTTATCCTTCTCAATTTCTTCTAATTTACCGTCAGTTAAGTCTTCTAATGGTTCTTCAGCACTGATTGTTTTTTCGTCTTTAACAATAGGTGTTCCTGGACACTGATCAACATCTACTTCTGATATTGGACCATGTTCTGCTGAATCTGCAACTTTTCTGGCCTTCATGGCATGCACTTTATCTTCATCTATTGTTGCCATTTCAGCAACTGAGTCTTCATCTTTTGGGTCAAGGTCCTTAAATCCTGGGTATTTATCAACTACATTAACATCTGAACCTAGAGAATTTCCTAAATCACCAGATTCATCAATAGCATCCATTCTATTACCTGTGACACCAGGTAGATTTTCTTCTCCTGGTTCTGCTCTAATAAAACGTGTACTACCAATTCTTGATTTAGGTATTCCTTTTGATGTTCCATGGTAAGTCGCACCACTATCCTGGTTTGATCCCTGACTACGTTCTGCCTCTAATTCCTCAGATGATATCTTCTTCTTAAATCCATCTGCCTGTCCGTCTCTACCCTCTGGGACATTCTCACCGGTTACATCTGAGAATGGTTCATATTTACTTACATCATTTTTTGTTGTTCTAATACCTTCAGTTTTTCCGTCTTTATCTGGATGTTTTTCATGTTTCCATTCATCTAAAACAGTGACTTGTGTGTTTTCATCTTCATCATCTTCTATCTTAATAAGTGAGTCTTTATCTACATAACATTTGAATTTATCACATCTAATACACATGGTACCATCTCCTCTATCTTTTGAGTTACCTGCCATTGCCTTTGCTATTTGATTATGCTGTGTAATTAATGCTAATGGTACGGCTGGTTCTTCACATACTGCTACTTCATATTGTTCTAAATCTTTTAATGAATATGCTACTGATCCGTCTTTTTGCATGATGGGGGTTCTATTACTCTTAGTAGCCCCTCCAAATGAAAGTCCCTTATACTTGCCTGATTTAATTGAATTCCAAATCTCATTATCTAACTCATAATCCTTAAAAATTTCACCTTGTACTGATATTGCTGGATATACTTTACCATCTGAATCAGTTACTGTTGTTGAACCAAAATTAATTCCTTGTCCTACTACTCTATTAGAATGTGTATCTGTAATAGGTCCTCCCCGTGCAATCCAAATAGGTAACACTTTAAGTAGTTCATCACGTACGGTTATCTCTCCCTGTCTATCTTTCATCTCAACAGTTAGTATACCTTCGAACAACCGTCTATTACTGTCGGTTGCGGTAAGGTTCTTTGTAACTAGTTTAGAAAAAAATAAGTGTTCCCCCATAGAGATTTATATAGCATAATACTATTTAATAATTACCCTATGATACAGGAGCCACGGAGTTTCTGTTCTTTATTACGTCAGCAGTAAGAATCAATCCAATTGGTGCTAGAACTAATGCTAGTCCCTGTGTGTCATCAACTGGTACTTTATCCAATCCCACGAACAAACCAACTAATGCTGTGTATGCCCATAGTGCGTGATATCTTAGTCTGCCGGCTAATTCGAATACCATACTAATCACACGTTAAAGGGTTATATAAACTTTTTAATAGTCCTCAGTCAGTATATCCTTTGTAATCTCTTCAAATGCGGTATCCATGTCAGGGTGTGCTTCCTTGTTTTTCTTATCTAATCTTTTTGATAATATTACTACGGCCTTTCGTAATCTTAATGAATCTGTTTTACATTTTCTGTCTAAATCATCCAATTTATCTGATATTTTATCTATTTCACTCTGATTATTAATTATTTCCTGCTTTCTACCTCTAAAATAATTTAAAATATATGCAGATACACCTGTTATCACGAATAATATAGCACCTGCTATAATATCTCCTATATAGTCTATTTCCATACTATATTAATCATTTAAATGTATTTAAAGAATGGGTATGAGTTCATTACTTTCTATTAGTTCAATTATCATGAATCTATTATTCATTATTGATATTGTGAATTCATCTATTATATTTGGATGTATCATGAAGTAGCCACAACCCCAACATAATTTTATTATATATGATTTTGTATATAACTCATCATACTCATCTATTTCACGATCTATCTTATACATTGATATACGCCTATTGCATTTTTTGCAAGGCTGGTTATACATACACTTATATTGTTGGTTTAGATATATAAAGTATGGTAAATGCATCAGTGTATGCTTATGAGAATTTAGAAGAGTATATGAAATTATACCCAAAAGGACAGGATGTTATTACAGAGAATCACCTATCTGCATTATATATAAACAATAAAAGTGTGGTATTTGTTAGTGATACAAGGGATAAGGCATCAGGGTATAGGCCAGATTTTTCAAAAAGTATGGTGTATTTTGATAACGGTGAAAAAGCATTTGAGAAGTATATTGATCAATTTGAACATGTAACAGATGTAAAGGTAAAAGATAATATGATTGTATTTTCAGGGTTAGAGGTTGATCATATATTTGCTATTGCAAGAAAAGTTGGTGATATTAAAAATGATAATGTTAGAGGTTATATATTATTTGATGATAGTAAACCAAGAGTTAATGTTATTATGAATCCTGTAAAATAATTATTTTCTATAATGTCTTGTAAATCCTTCTGAAAACAAATAATCCTTACCCATTCTACGTCTCATTGATTTCCAAAATGGGTCCACTTTTGTAGTTCCTCCAGCACGTCTGAAATCTCTAAGTCTTTCCCTTACCTTATAATGACATTCATAACAAAGCCTTGCATTTATCTGTTTAATATCCCAATCATATTTACCACAAAACATACACATATCCCATCCTTTATCTGCAACTGTAACTAGAGTAAATTCCTTACCTCTATTTCTACGACAGTGTGGACATGCATTAAACAGTGTAGCTGACACTGCTTTCTTCTTTTCACATTTCCAACAAAACCCTTCTTTATGATTGTTTACTGCTTTTTGTTCGTCTTTTTGATGCATCTTCCATAATGCGTCACCAGCAGCAGTTCCACCTGTATTTACATCTAATTTATCTGCTAAGTAGAATCACCTTTTTTTACGTGTTGGTCAAAGGCTCCACCTATTTCATGTGATACTATTGCTTGTATGGCTTCATATGGTATATCTGTGACTCTTGCCATATGCTCAACTATTGTTTTTGGATCTTTTGAGTGTAGTCCCTGCATTAGACATTCTCTAACCATATCAAAATTATTTTCATTTACATACTCATATGGATCTTTCTTTTTATCAAACATTTTCATCATCCTTAAATGACTGTTTGAAATCCAACTCAACTTGGCATATTTGGCATAATCCATACGTAAATGCCTTCTCACCACATATTTTACAATTACTTAATGTTCTTGTAAACTCTCTGTTAAAATTAAATGATTTCTTTAGACCTTCAATAAATGGTTTAAAAAAAGTGAACATATTACTTATAGTAATCACCAGTATTTAGGCTTTACCCTTTATCATTGTTAATTGTTCATCCGTACGTACTGACACTACATCCTCTACTCCGATCATTCCTGATACTTTTGGTCTATTAGGGTGTGGTACTATATGTCCTTTAAACTTTGCATCTGATTTTATATCTTTACTAATAATAGGTTCCCCCAATATTTCCCCTTTTTTGTTAAGCATTTCAATAATCCATACATCTTTTCTTATATCGAATCTTAATCTAAATACTATACATTCATTAGATATAGTTACATTACTTTTAATATCTCCTATTCCACCTTTACCATTACCTTCTATATGAACGACACCTTTAGATGTTTCTTTTATATCTTTAATATTATCTTTTGCAAAGGTAAACCTACCATGGTGTATACCGTCGAACCACGAACGTGTTCCAATCGGTGCGGTTGAGGAAACCGATGTAGTATACTCTGACAAGATACTATTAAACTGGCCCATCTGACTACCAGTTTTAAGTCCTTCTAACCACCACTTATGGTTGTTTGGGTCCCTTGCATTAGAGTAGACGAATCCCAACTGAGCGATATCCCAATCGACGTCCATAGGTAAAAGTGATCTATCTTTAACGAGCTGCTCTATCTCTGGTACCTTCATCACGTTCCCTCTAGGACGGGCCCCCTTCATTGCCCATACTATGGATGTTTGGAACTTTGGTGTACCTTTCTCTGTTGCTTCATACGGATTCACTCTAATTTGTGGTTGTAACTCAAATATTAAATCATAACCAATCTCAGTACGTACAACTAGAGTTTTTACATCTGCTTTAAAGCGTATTGATCGATATACACTATTATCATTCTCAGGAGGTATCTGAGACGCAGAATTGACATACTTGTTATCATTCTTTAATTTGGTCTTCTTGCCCACATAAATCATACGTTAAAGGGTTATATAATCTTTTAGTCTTAATTACAATTATATATTATATTATTTATAAAACCACAATCCCTAACATTCCATGGGGGGGTACTATCCTTCCAACCATCTTCACCATACAATTCAACTATCATTGCTATATCAGGTGGTTGTACATATAATATATTTTCAGGTTCATTAATATCCATAGAAAAATACATTGCAGATCTATCAGTTCCACGTTCACCTGTATTGAATGGTGTTTTTACATAATAATGTTCCAACCCTACAGCATGTCCCATTTCATGTAACACTATATTTCTTATTGTATTTGGTGATAGGGTTACCTTAACATCTAATTTTTTGAATTCACCCATAGTACCTTCTTTAATTATTAAAGTGTTAGATACCTGTGATATTTCTAAATACACATTAATAAACATATATTTATGATATGAATTACTAAAACTTATACTGGTTGTTCCTAATGCATTTGATTCAGTGTTAGTCTCTTCATAATTAATCATTACATTACATTGTTGATAATCATCAGTTGTTTTACTTTCATGATCTACCCATGGTATTATATCATATATATTAATCTTCCAGTCACCATCAGGATATGACTCACTCATTGTTTTTTCCCATTCATATATTCCAGACAATGTCGCAATTTTCAGTTCATCCCAATTATCTGTTATGTCTGGATTAGCTTCGAATATACATACATTTGGTCTATCTGGTTGTCTTAATTTTAATGTTTTGAATATATCCCCGTTTGCAACTTCCATATACGATGCCACAGTTAATAATGATATTAATGTGATGACTAGTATATTTATACTATGTTTCCTCATCAGATTCTGGTTCCTCTGGTAGACCTTCCTTTCTAACAATATATTCAACCTTACCAATTGCTTTCTTTCTCCTTACAGTTTCTACAAGTCCATCAGATTTATCATCATCTTCTGTTGTTGTTGGGAAATAGATTGTACCGGATTTCTTATATTCTGACACCCATGATGATACCATTACATTTGCTTCACTCTCACTGATATTTGAATTTTTTACAATTTTTCTAATCCAATAATCTCTTGTATGGCCTATACTTTTTTGTGATTCATTGAATGGTCCAGATCTTTTACCTCCTGCAACTGGACTACCTTGTCCTTGACCGCCTGGATCACTTGGTCTTTTATTCATTGGTCCTCCCTGTTTGGAACCTGCAGTTCTCTCTTTATCACCAGTTGTAGAGTCACCTCTACCACTTTTCTTACCTTCAGGGTCTGCTTCAACACCCATTGCCATTTGTTGTTCAGCCATTGCCATTTGTGGTAACATTACTTGTTCGAATGTTGGTTCTTTACCAACAACCCATTCTCCAGTATGTGTTCTCTTTACACAGAATCCCATCTGTTGTAATGTTGCATTGTTATTAATCTCCTGTGCTTTAATTTCAAGATCTCTAAGTTCATCTGCTTCTTCACCTTCTTTAAGTTTTAATACCCAATCATCAACCATTAATTCTTTTGCAAGTCTGTCAAAAATATGTGCTTTTAAAAAGTCTTGTGACCATTTAACATGTCTGTTTGTGATTGTGACCTGCATACCTTCATTAGCCCATCCAGATGGTAATTCACCAAAGTATAATGGTAAAACTCCAAATGCTGCACCAATAATCTGTCGTAATTCTCTTCTAATATCTATAAATTGTAATTCTTTTAAACTACCTGTAAAGTCTATCCATTGTGCCATCTGTCTTCCACCTTTATCTGATTCTACTAAAAGTGGGTGGACCATATATGGGTCTTCTACTGCTCTCTGCTCCAAAGCATGCCATGACTTTCTAAAAGTCTCATAGTTTCTTGATGCAATGACCAAAAGTCCTCTTGGTGGACGCATTTTATCGAAATATTTTCTAATATATTCATCCATATGACTTAGTGACATTACTTTACTCCAAAGAGCATAAATTGGTGAGAATCCGTAGATTAAACCTGGTTTATATTTACCAGCTACCCATATTACTTCTCCTTGAGCATAAATAACTCTTTTTGGTTGTGGTATACCTACTGAATACACTGAAGATACTTCTAATAATGCTTTAAGTGCCTCCGCACCACATCTATCACATTTTGGTTTTGATAATCTCTTATCTCTATGCTCAAATCTTGGACAAACATATACTGCGTTCCTTTTATCATCAAATCCAACCCTTCCATCAGAGTCAGCTATCATTGCAACCTGTGGTGGATCAATTCTAATCAATTCTTTAATCTCTGTTTTAATTGGATCTATTTTTCCTGTAGCATCATTGATAAAGTAATTCTTTAATAGTAATAAGTATGCATTATCTGCAACTTCCAAGTCCCTTTCCAACATTCTACCAACATCTTCTATAGTTTGATCGTTATTATTTACAAAACATGTGTATAATTTCTGTAAAATTTTACGATTTTCTGGTTTTGGTCGTAAAATATCACCTGAGCCACAGTCATCACATTGTGGTTTCTCATTATCAGATTTTTTTAGGTCTTTTTTAGGTGGTTTATCTCCAGATACTGCTGTAGATCTGGCATCTTTTGGTATATCAAATCCATCATCGGCTGATGGTTTACCATCGTACTCTTTTCCACAGTTATCACATTTGTATTTGTATTTTTCAACTACTTCAAAGCCGTTTTTGAACATTTCTCTATTAATAGTTTCAATTGAAATCCTTAAAGCGTCAACATTATCTGATAATTCATAAATCATAATCAATGGGAATGGGAAAATTGGTAATTTGGCACCTGTATCGGTAGCCATATATGGTTGCATTATTGCAGGTCTACTTGTTGTCTCTGTATATCCTTTATTAACTGTGGTTAAATTCTTATATATATTAGTAAATGTATCCCTAATACCCATGTATACTACTTGTTTTCTATGTATATAAGTTTCACGAAAATTTTATTAAAAAAAAATAAATTTTCCGAAAATAATTAAATTTTACCAAAAAATTTTCAGAGGATAATGACGTCTCGACGCTCTTTTATCCTGTTAAAAGGCTAAGACGGGTACCGTCGTATACACTTGGGTATCCCGTGAAGCCATACTACTATATATGCATTACTCTATATATATGTTTTCTTTATTTCTATTAGTTATATAAAAATCTATCTAAGATGGGGGACATAAACACTCTAAACACTCACAATCATCACATTCACATACAGAATGATCATCACAATCACAGTTATCACAATCACATGGTGCTTCTTCTACTTTTAAAGTTACAACCTTGGATTCTACTACCATACAATATAATATGATTTGTATTATATATAGTATATTGTTTTAAACGTATATGATATAAAAAATGTTAGTTATTAAATAGTTTTTACTGTTATTATTATTTATTTATTAGCTTTTTTTAGCTTTGTACACTACTTTTTTACCAATGTTTCTAAATTCGAAAAGATTACAATTCAGGCGTGTGATTACATCCATTATATATCATATACACATAAACTTAATTAAAATAAAATACAATTTATGGTTAGGACTAGTGGTGTGAGCATGCATAACTCTATAATATTAATTAGGTAATAGTAATGTTGTTATATGAGGAGGACCGGTGTTGCTGACCGGCTAGTCGTTTTTGATTTAATTATCTTTATCATCTATATTTTCTTTGACTTTCTTTTTGGATTTTAATTTGAATAAACCATTAGTACCTAATTCACATTGTTCCCCTGTACAGTCCGTCATTTTTCCTCTTTAGATACGTTAGTATCTTTTTTTGATTTCATCTTTTTCGAAGTTTTATTAGGTTTACTCTTTGATTCTTCTTCAGGTTTTTTTACAGGTAAAGATGCCTTATATTCGTTTAATTTTACATCAAGATCATGTTTGGAATGCATTTTATCAACAAGTATGTTTGATAACCTATACATCTTTTTCTCATTCAATTGTATCTGTCTTTTTAAGAAAGGTTTGGTTTCAACCATCTTATCAGTATCCTCTTTCAAACCATCAAGGTTAAAATTAATTTTAGAAATATCAACACTTAACATCTCAATATCCTCTATTAGTTTATCTAACTGTTCCGCTTCCATCTCTTCTCCAAGTCTTTTATGCTAATCGGGAATTTAAACCTTTGGCTTTCTAACACGATTGTCATCATACAGTCACCACAACACCCACCACCAGCACCAACTGCTGGTCTTCTACAAAGTATACATGGGAGGGACCTATCCATACTTATACCTCTCTTTTCAACAACATCCCAACGCCTCTCAACTTTATCCGGTTCCTTTACATATTTGTCCATAGATTTATATATGGTGTTCGACATATATTAATTATGTGGAATGATGAAAAGAATGCCGCAGAGCATTATGAAGACCTAAAAAAGGTTAAAGCTAGGATAGAGTCTGAGCCATTACAGATTGAATTACCTGGACAGATCTCAGCATCTAAAGATATGAGAGACTACAGGTTAAAAACAATCGATGCACTTATCAAAGCATCCGAGTCAGAGATGGCTACGGCTGTTCCTGCTAAACAGGGGGAAGTTTATAGATGACATTAGTAGGGCTTTGTCATGAATGTTTTAAATCAAGTACATTTGTTTTTCTTAATAAAAATAGTACACCATTATGCGGAGATTGTATATTACAATGAACATAATTAAAGATGGATTTCAAGTCCGAAAGATTCCAAAGGAAGAAGTTTATGGTGCGATAGCACCAATTTATTTATTAGGCCTTCCTGGTGACTTAGACAGGGTTGCTCGTAGTTTGGAAAAAATTCCAAAAGACATTCCAAAGGCGGTAGATAGTATATGATAGAATACATAAAATGTACATCATGTAACACAGATATGTTAAAAACAAAATCATCTATTTGTTTTGACTGTTTCTCAACCAACTACGAAAGTGTTAAGAAAGATGAAGAGAGTTCTATAAAAGGTGTAGACTCTAAAATACGAAAAAGAGACTTTAAGGATTATTCCAAGGATTATTCCAAATGACAATCGATGAAAACAAACCTACACTTATAGTAGAATGTCCTGGTTGTAAAGTAAAAACCAGGGTTATATTATTAGGTGGTAAACAGGGAGTATGTAATAATATAAAATGTTACATAGACAGATTTACTGTGCAGGGTTTTAATCCAACTTCTAGTGATGACGGTAGACATAATAAAAGTTATAATAATAGTGGTAGGCGTTAACAGGGGTTTTATTAAATGGATATAGATAAAGAGTATGCACAAGGTACCACATGTTCCTCAACACTTAATACTATTATAGCACACACATCAAAAAATCAGAAGATATATATACGGGGAGATATGTTTGTATGTAAATCATGTCGCACCAAATCTCGTAATAATGAGGATTTATGTAGACCATGTAAAGACTTGTATGATAAGGGTTTGTTACAAACTGATGATCTGGAACAACCTGTACCTTTTTTACATAGTGTAGCAAATGATCCTGATTGGTATTTCATTTCTGTTAACCAGAAACATAATGGCTTTATTAAAACTACAGAATATCAATATGCTGATAAATCAGGTAATGTAAGGACTGAGATATATCATGGTGATAAACTTGTATATGTTACGCCTGCCAAGGCGTGACCTTTTTTTTAGATGATTTATTCTATCTCAATTCTATTGAGCATTCTTCACATATACTTACTCCCAGGGGGAGTTCTCTAATACCACAATAACTACATACAATACTACCAATACTAGTAGGATCAATACTGCCATCGGCTATGCCGTTCACAATGTCTTCTACCTCTTTTACTTCCTGAGGGGGGAGACTGGCCAGTTCTTTCATGAATTCATCTGAAAACTCTACATGCCAATTACCGACTTTGGTGAATCTTTTAGGTTCATTGGTGAATTTCTTGGCTTTATCCATATGTATGTTATACCAATATTATATATAAATGTTTTCGGATTTTCTCCAAAGTTGGATTTCTAGATTGTCTTTTGAATAATTCTAATCTAATCCTATATAGGTCCATTACCTCTAAGTTTCTTATCTTCCGCTTTATTCTCTTCTGCGGCCATTAGTCTTACATCATCGTCTTCTGAGAGGGACGCGATGATTTGTCTTCCGAAATCCATGCCTGACCAGTAGGCGTGTTTATGTACCTGTCTTAATAACTTTGGTAATGATGGTAGATCTTCTAATACCTTTGCTATATCTTGTGCCTCCGATTCTAAAACCTTGATTATTATATTAAAACTTAGTGCTTCCTTTATATTACCTTCTTCTTCTATTTCATTTGTTACATCTTCAATATTATTGAATCTCTTTGGTGTCATGTTATGTTTTAATGTCTAATATACTTAAAGATAGAGTGTTTATTTATATGGAATTGGTTGTATTCGTGTCTTAGTAGACATTCGTGGCTTATTAGGATTCTTGTAGTTTTTACTTTTATGTAAAGCTTTATTGATAGGGTATAAATAACTTGGTATCAGCCCCCGCTCATAAATATCCGCACATGGCCTGCATATAGGATTTTTACTCTTACATACGTTACATATACAACATATTAACATACTATCTATAGGTTATACGGTAATATAAATCATTTCATCAACTGTATAATCGTAAAGATTTATATACTGTTTTACTATAATAATTGTATGGATACAGCAATTAAAGCATACTTTGATTTATGTGATAATGCATATGAAACATGGAAATCATATACACAATCATGTATTCAATCAGCAAAACCCTATTGGGAATCATTACGTAAGTAATTGTTCTATTAGGAATCCCTACGAAAGTAGGAGTATTTTTTTACTATTTATTTTAATATAAGGTGCCTCGAGTTTAAAGATAACCAATCACGAAGCACCCAAGGATTATAAAATCCCAAAGACCAGATTTTCCAGCCTGATCCCGTAACTCGTATTATTTACGGTACTATGATATATAAAGAAATATAAATAATTTTTCCCCCTTAAAGTTAGTCTAGCCTAATCCACGTTTTTTAAAATCTCAAAATTTTCCATGTAGACCTGCACACACTATATACAGCCCCTATACACTGTGAATTTGTTTCTTTCTTTCTTTCTAAATATATCATTTAACGTATAGCAACCGAATGGTTTAAATACCCTGCTATGTACGGGGGTAATTAGTAAGGTATATATATGGAGTATGGACAAGGTATATGATGGAATATATGTTCTATCATTAGGAACGAATGTA